CCAACTATCTACAAACCGCCCCCGATACTGACGGGGCGATGTTTGATGTCGAGTGGGCAGTTAACGCTCGGACAGAGATGCGGCGCATTCTTGAAGAAGATTACCTAGCGCAAGTTCAAGATATGCTGGGCGACTACAGGGCTGTGGCAGTCGAACAGTTGGGAATGTTAAATACCTACGGGACGTTCACAAGAGTCGCTCCAGAGGCCATAGCGGGGCTACAGAGGCTATCTTTTCAAGGGTTCGAGGCATTGGCAGCACAACAGCTAGATACGCTGGCTAATGGCGTCTATCAGGCTGCGCTGATAGGAAGGGAAAAAGCAGACTTTATCCAAGAAGTGAGAGGGCAGATTAATGGAATCTATCAAGCAAGCGATCAAGAGGAAATTCGCCAANTGGTGGAGGTGGCTAAAAACTCAACTGGAGCCAGACAACAGGCGGCGATTGATCGACTTCACGGAGTTTATGCTGCTGACCGCTTGGGCAATAACTTGCGGCGTTATGCGACAGGTTATGCGACGGATTCGCTCAATCAGTATTCTGCGACGCTAACCGCGACCACTGCTAACGAGCAAGGCATTGACCGCTTTGAATACTACGGCGATGTCATCCGTGACAGCCGTGAATTCTGTAAAAAACACGTCGGCAAAGAATACACCCGCGAAGAAATAACCCGTATATGGAATGGAAGCTGGGCAGGTAAGGCTCCAGGTGATCCGTTCATCGTGAGGGGCGGGTACAACTGCCGTCATCAATGGCTACCAATCGTAGAGGAATAAACATGTCCAAAGAACTAGACCGCGCCAAGAATCTGGTCGCTAGACGACCAATCCCCCCAGCTATTCGTGAACTGTTGGAGCCGTTAGCAGCGGCGGCACCAGAGGAGGAGAAGCTGGAGTTTGAAGACCTATATGGAATCGTGAACGTGTTGCTGCCATTACCTAAAAGACGAGGAAGAAAAAAGATGCCGAGCCATTACGGACACAGCAAGACGAAGAAAAAGAAGCCGATGAACAAACGGAAGCGGACGACTAAAAAATAACCGCCAGCTATTGACATCCCTGTGAAGCTGGTATAATGCCCCCACTCGAAAGAGGTTCGTACATGAGCGAAGAAGTCATGGTTGAAAGCACTGAAACTGAACCAGTGCAGGATACGGAAGTTCAGGAAAGCAAGACGTTTACTCAAGAGGAGCTTGATCGCATTGTTGCTGATCGAATCCAGAGGGAGAGGCGTAAGCTAGACAAGAAGCTGGAAGGTATCGACATCGAGGAAGCTCGCCAACTCATGCTTGAGCGTGAACAGGCGCAGATTGAACGCCAAAAGGAAAAAGGCGAGTTCGAGCAGGTACTAAAGCAGACTGTCGAAAAGAAGGATATGGAGCTTGCCGCTATGCGGCTGGCGTTAGAAACCACCAAGATAGATGGTGCGTTACTGACAGCAGCAAGCAGGCACAACGCTGTAGATTCTGAGCAGGTATCGCAACTGCTGCGGAATCGTGTAAAACTCTCGGACGATGGTTCGGTTGAAGTCTTAGACGATAACGGCGCAGTCAGATACAACGACAAAGCCGACCCCCTCTCAGTCGATGAGTTGGTGGGTGACTTTCTTACGGCTAACCCGCATTTTGTCAGAGCCTCCCAAGGTGGCGCTGGCACTCAAGGGATGGCTGGTGGCTCCACGCAGAAGCCTATATCTGTGGCTGAAATGGTAGAAAACTGGGAAGATGGTGGGCGCGAAGCCTTCCGTGCTTTCAAGAAGAAAGCCAAATAAACCACATTTGATATAGGACTACTATTATGGCTGCTACAACTAGCACAACCCTTGACGACCTGTTTGCGAATATCATCGCTCAGGCACGATTCACTGCCGAAGAAGAATCCCTAATGATGGGATTGGTCACGCAGTACAACATCGGCGACGAGGCTGGCAAAACGATTCAGGTGCCAAAATACCCTGCAATCACTGCTGCTGACCTGACCGAAGGCACCGACCTAACCAGCACGACTGTTTCTACTTCTTCCGTTGACATCACTGTTGGTGAAGTTGGCGCACAGGTAGTATTGACTGACTTGGCTGCTATGGGTGCTGGCAACCCTGCTGAGGAGCTGGGTACGGTACTGGGTAACGCTATCGCCACCAAGATGGACGCTGACCTGATCGCATTGTTCGACGGTTTCAGCACTTCCTTCGGCGCTGCCGCTCAGGAAATCACGGTTGCTGATCTGTTCAAGGCTGCTGCTACCTTGCGTAACAACAAGGCACAAGGCGACATCTTCGCGGTTGTCAATCCTTTCCAAGCGTACCAACTGAAAGCCAACCTAACCAATACCTTCGCTAACCCCAACGGTGGTGACGCGCAGAACACGGCTATGGTTAACGCTTACGTTGGAACCATTGCTGGAATCGACATCTATGAGTCATCCAATGTGACTGTAGACGGTTCTGGTGACGCGAAAGGCGCTGTCTTCTCACGCGAGGCTTTGGCTATCGCTATGAAGCGTGACTTCCAGATCGAAGCACAACGTGACGCATCCTTGCGTGCCTTCGAGCTTAACGCTACCGCCATTTATGGTGTGGGTGAGCTTGACGACACATACGGCTGTGAAATGTTGTTCGACGCTACTATCTAAAGCGTTTGGGTGGCCCTGCCCCTATCTCTCCTTTGGGGTGGGGCCGTCCCTTTTTTGGAGGTTCTATTGGCTATCACTTACCGAGGTGAGCGGTTCGAGGGTTACAACAAACCCAAGCGAACACCCAAGCACCCAGAGAAAAGTCACGCAGTATTGGCTAAGGAAGGCGACAAGGTTCGTCTGATCCGTTTTGGATTGCAGGGTGCAGACAATAAGCCCCCTCGCAAGGGTGAGAGTGAGGCAGACAAGGCCAAGCGCAGATCATTCAAGGCTAGGTTCGCCAAGCAGATAGCAGCAGGGCGCAAAGACAAAACAGCATCAGCCGCGTATTGGGCTGACAAGGTGAAGTGGTAATGGCATTTTCTCAAGACTCCGATCTGGTAGCCCTTGTCCCTGACATCTTGGACTTCGGCATCACATCCTTTGCGACTGAACACGCGAAAGCACAAACAGACTTGACCCGTACCATCCGAAACGAGTGGTGGTACAAGAAGCAGATCCCAGGGGAAATGAACCCCGCTTATCTGACAGATTCCCAGTGGACTCGATGCAATGCCTACTTGGTGTTATGGAAGTTCGCCCTCCCCCAGCTAACCAACTGGGTTCAAGATGACCGCTTTCTCAACATGATTCAGTTCTACCAGCAACGCTACCAAGAAGAATTGGTGGCGGTATTTGCTGACGGTGTTGAGTATGACGACGACGCAAGCGGCACCATTGAAGATGATGAGAAGGGCATTGTCGCTTATGGGCGACTGACACGATGACGCAGGGACTACCCGTAGAAGTTGAGCTTCCAAAGAATATCAATCAGATACTCAAGGAAGAGAAGAACAACGTCCAGAAGGGCGTCAATCGCGCTATAGGGCGCACAGCTTCACTGGGCAAGCAGATCATCCTGCGCAGAACGAAGGCCGGAGAGGGCTTTAATGGCCCCCTCAAAGGTTATTCTGGTGGGTATATCAAATTCCTACAGAAAAAGGGCTACCCAGATGACCCTGTGGATCTGTTTGCAACAGGCCAAAATGCTTGGGTCTATGCAGGTTGAGCAATTGAATCGCAGGACAGCGCGTATCTACTTTTCGAACCAAGAAGCATCTAAGAAAGCCGCGTTTAACAACCAAACCCGTCCTTTCTTTGGTTTCAACGATAAAGAAGAAGAACGTCTAGGTAGATTCTTCCGCAAGGAGTTCAACCGATGAGCGTGAGAGAGAACATTGCGGGCAATTTGGTAACAGCGTTACAAGCGGTGACAACACCCGTAGCTATCAAGTTCGTGACCCGCGAACCGTTTGACTTTGACAAGTTAAGCAACGCGCAATACCCAGCGGTGCTAGTCAGAACAACAAACGAGAACAGGGAAGATGGAACCGTGGGTGGAAGCATGACCCAGCGGTTCGGCACGATTGATTACCAACTTGTCTGCTATGTAAAAGGGACGGGTTTGGACGAAGCAAGGAATAACATCGTCGAAGCGATAGAAGAAAAGCTAGACGAGGATAGATCGCGTGGGGGCTATGCAATTGACACACAGATTGTCAGCGTAGAAACCGACGACGGCAGTATTACCCCCATCGGTGGGGTGATTTTAACGGTACGAATCGAGTACCAATACACTAGAGGCACGACCTAAAGAGGTGAAACATGGCAACGACTAAAGGCTCCGGCGGAGTAGTCAAATTGGCGGTAGACGGCGGCAGTGTTGCTGCTATGGGTGAGGTTCGTAGCTTCACGCTATCAGAATCAGCAGACACAATCGAAGACAGCGTTATGGGCGATACTGCTCGTACCTACGTTTCTTCTTTGACTTCTGCGACTCTATCAATGGACGTTTACTGGGACGATGCTGATACCGTCCAACTGGTAATGGACGCATCCGCAGACTTGGATTGGGAACTGTACCCAACAGGAACTGGCACTGGCGAGAAGTATTACAGCGGCGGTGGATTGGTAACCAGTAAAGAAATCACGGCATCCTTTGATGGTATGGTTGAGGGCAGCTTTGAACTACAAGTTTCAGGCGCAATAACCGAAGCAACCGCATAAGGAATCCCGATGGGACTGGCTAAAGATTTACGAAACAGAAGAAAAGTGAATGCTCGAAAGATCGAGGTTGCGGCATGGGCTGATCCTGATGGACAGCCCTTTGCCATGTACTGCTACCCGATTACCTGTTATGACATTAACCAACTGCAAAAGAAACATCCTAAGTTCATGGAAAACACCACAATGGCGGCGATGATCGACCTTATTGTGATGAAAGCCAGCGACGAGGATGGTGGCAGATTGTTTACTTCACCAGAGGACAAAATTGACCTGATGGGTGAGGAAACCGGCGTTATTTCTAGTATTGCTGAACAGATGTTCGCAGAAATCGAATCCATAGAGGATCAGGAAAAAAACTGATTGCCGATTCGTTGAGGTTCAACCTCATAGCTTTGGCGGATCGGCTACATATGACAATCGGCGAAGCCGAGCAAATGCCCCTCTCTGAGTTCAATGAATGGGTGGCGTACTTCAAAATAATGAGTGAGAGGCAAGAAGATGGCTAACCAGCAAGTCAACATCGTCATCAGGGCGCTAGACAAGACCAAGAAAGGTTTTGGATCTGCTGCCAAAGGCTTGAGATCACTTGCTGGCTCGGTCTTGAACATGAAGACCGCAATTGTCGGCGCTGTCGGTGCTGGCGGTTTCGGCGCTTTGATTCAGTCATCTATCAACGCTGGCGATGAGTTGGCAAAGACTGCTGACAAGTTAGGCGTAACCACTGAGGCTTTGGCTGGTTTACGTCACGCAGCAGAGCTTACAGGCGTCTCTACAGGCACGATGGACATGGCAATGCAGCGTTTCACTAGACGCGCTGCGGAGGCCGCTAAAGGCACTGGAGAGGCTAAGGGCGCACTGCGTGAGCTTGGCATTGATGCAGAGTCTATTGTTCGCCTCCCCCTCGATGAACAGATGAACGTGGTAGCTGATGCTATGTCTGGCGTGGAAAGCCAGTCAGATAGAGTTCGTCTAGCCATGAAACTGTTTGACAGTGAGGGTGTGGCGCTGGTCAATACCCTCGGCGGCGGGGCTGACGCGCTGAAAGCGATGACGGAGGAAGCAGCGCATCTGGGCCTCACTCTCTCCCGCACTGACACTGCTCAGATGGAAGCGGCAAACGATGCCATTACTAGGCTAAAAGGGGTCTTTGAGGGCTTAACTAACCAACTCGGTGTGGCGTTTGCACCTATCATTACGTTTGTGGCTGACGCCTTTCGGCAGGCTGCCTTGGACTCTGCTGGATTCGGCAATATCGGTCAAAGGGTTGCCGGAGCGATAGTCAAAGCCTTTGGCGTTGTTCGGAATATCATGCATGGCGTCGAGATAGCATTCAAGACAGCGCAACTGTCGGTGATGCAGATGGCAAACGCCATTGGCAGCAAATTGATCCCGCCGTTGCAGGCTTTTATAGACATATATAACAAGATCGCCGCATTCTTGGGTATGCCTCTTATATCCGAAAGTGCGGCTCAAATTATGGGGAATCTGCCTCAAGATATAGCCGTTCTAGCTAAAGAGTTGGAAGTTCTGAAAGCAAGCAACCCAGGCTTAGAATTATCTACTAGCATGGAAGCATTCATTGTCGCCAACCGCGAAGCGGCTGAGTCGATAGCTGAAATTCAAAACGCTGCGACTGGGTTGGGCGCTGGCGATTCGGCGACGCCGACTATAGCAGACCGCTTAAATGAAAGTTTTGAGAAACTGCAAAACAACCTGCCAACCGTCCAACAACAATTGGATGATTTAGCAGGTAAGACTATGAAGAACATGTCTGATGGACTGATGGGTGTGGTTAAAGGCACCACTTCACTCAAAGAAGCATTCAAGAAGATGGCGTTGGATATGATCGCGCAGATGATCCAGCTGTTCGTGATCGACAAGATTACTGGCGGGTTTCTATCTTTCGCCAAAGGCTTGACCGGCAAAGCCATCGGCGGCCCTGTTCAGTCTGGTCAGCCATACATGGTTGGAGAGCGTGGGCCTGAGATGTTCGTACCCAATCAGGCTGGCTCAATAGTTCCAAACAAGAAGATGGGTGGTGGTGTCACCGTTATCAACAACGTAGACGCTAGAGGCTCTGGTGCCGACGTAGACCAAAGGATCAAATCTGCTATGGCCCAGACATCACAGCAGACTATAATGACCATCCAAGATCTTATGAGAAGGGGTAGATTTGCCTGATGACTACTTTTACCTTCCCAAGCATCACCCCAACGACCAACACGTTTGAGCTTGTTTCTAACACTCGCACGTTTCAGTCTCCCTTGACTAACGCAGTGCAGACCACCTCCCGCAAAGGTTCTTTATGGAGGGCTAGTTTGCAGTTTAGAAACCTGTCTGGTGATAACCGCCAAGAGATGCAGGCGTTTCTGGTTAAGCTAAATGGGCAACAGCATCGGTTCACTTTGCATGACCACTCCTTTACACGAAGGGGGGCGGGTGGCGGCACGCTGGTTGTGAACGGTGGTAGCCAATCGGGTACCAGTCTGGTTTGTGATGGTGCTACGGCTAACGTCTCTAACTACCTGAGAGCAGGCGATTACATTTCTTTTGGGAATGAGTTGCACATGGTCGTGGCAGATGCCAATAGTGATGGCTCTGGTAACGTAACTTTGTCAATCGCTCCTCCCATTCGCAAGACGCCAGCAGATGACACGATAATCACCTACACATCACCAGTGAGCGGAGTTTTCATGTTGGCAGGCCCAGCGTCATGGGATACCCAAGTGGACATAACGTCTAGTTTCAACATTGAAGCCGTTGAGGATGTTCTGGCATGAGTCGAGGTTTTCCATCTGCGGTTCTTGATGCCCTGTCTGCCCAGCACGTTGCGCTGGTTACGTTTGCCAAGTTGGAGTTTCCTAGCGGGACTCTATATGTGCACAACTCCATCGGTACTTATACTTGGGGTGGCGAGGATTGGTTAGGCACTGGCGACCTTGGCGAAATAAGCACGATTGAAGAAGGCGCAGATGTTAGTCCTTACAAAATTACACTCTCCCTCTCTGGATTAGACCCAGACGTATCTGCTGCCGCTCTGACTGAGGACTATTATCTACAGCCTGTTACGGTTTACCTTGGCGTTTTAGATTCTAGTGATGACCTGATTGCTGACCCCACGATTGTATGGGAAGGCGCTATGGATCAGATGACCGTATCTGTGGGAGCAGAGAGCGGCGACGTGATCTCCCTAACCGCTGAGTCAGAGCTTGCCAGATTCAACAAAGCCTCCAACCTAAAGTACACCAGCGCCCAATTGCAGAAAGACTTTTCTGGAGACTTAGGCTTCGACCTAATGGCTGACATTGACGGAGCGAAGTTAAGGTGGGGAGATGCCGCATCTAACGCGATCATCGGAACGCCTAGACCGGGAACCTTTAAGCCGTTGGATCCCGATAACATTACGCCTCCTGATTTAAGGTTCTAATGAAGGTTCATGCCGCATTAAACAAGTGGAAGCGTCGAGAGTTTAGCTATGGCGATGCCGACTGCTGCCAGTTTGCCGCGTTTGTTGTCAAAGAGTTAACCGGCAAAGACTACGCCGAGAGGTTCAAGTACGAATCAGAAGCGCAGGCTGATTTACTGGTAGGGCGAGAGGGTGAGCTTGTGGACTTCATCGGCAGCATCTTAGGAAAAGCTAGTTCAGAGTTAAAGGATGGCGACCCTTGTATTGTTGATATTCCGATGATTGGTCAGGTGTGCGGAATAAAGCTATCAGACAATGTGGTTTGCCTGACTAAAAAAGGCATGACACANATTCCAGACCGATACCTAGTAGCAGGATGGAGTTTATAAGATGCCACAAGCCGCACCATTTCTAATTAAGATTGGTTCAGCAGTAGCGGGCTTTGCGGCTTCTGTCGGTGTTCCAGCGGGCGCTGTTTATGCTGTAGCAGGAACGCAGACGGCTTTGGCTGTCCTTGGCGCTGTAACGATTGCTGCTGGAGTTGCTGTTGCTAATGCCGCCATCAAAGGGTTGATGCCTGATCTGTCAATACCGCAAGCGGATAACGACAAGACCAGACAGCAGACAGTTCGTGGAACCATCGAAAGCCAAAAGATGGTCTATGGTGAAGCCTTGGTATCAGGGCCAATCTTCTTTGTTGGTCTAGGCGGGACGAAGAATAAAGACCTATATCACGCCATCGCTCTCGCGGGGCATGAGGTGGAGGACATCACAGACGTTCACTTTGACCTAGAGGTTATAACAGACGCGCAGATTAGCGGCACCAACGTAACCGCTGGAACCTACGGCCCAANCTCTGATGAC